GCTTGTGTTCGAGAACCCGGACGACGTGCCTGTCGTTGTGCCGTAGCCCGACGGGATCGCACCGGCTGCGCCCGTAAGGACGCCAAATTGCGTTAGCGGGTAGTTTTGTTGGCGCATGAACTCTGCGAAATCTACGTCTAATCCTTGCTGCTCTAGCGTGCGTCGCGCCTCTCCTGCGCCCATCTGCGCGCCTAGGATCGCTTGCTCAGTTTGCAGACCTTGCAGCCCCTGCGCCGCCTGGCGGTCAAGCTCCTGCGCCGCTAGGTTGTACGCCTGGGCGTCTAGCGCCGCTTGCCGCTCGCCCTCGTATACGTCGCGACGGTCGCCAAACGCGCCCGCCTTGATCGCTTGCGCCTCCTTGCCGATGCCCTGTTGGGCAAACTGGCGATTTAGCGCTGGCGCCATTTGATTTTGGATTTCCATGAGGCGTTGCTGACGAGCCGCGGGATCCATTGCGACGCGCATGGATTCTGGCAGCGCCAAGTTTTCGTAGCCAGTATACGCCTGTTGCTGTAGGTCCGTCGGCATTGCCACACGGTCGCCCGTGTACGCCTCGAACTCTTTCCCCGCAATTTCGCGGGCAACCGGGAGAAGGTCCTGCTTCAGGAACTCCTCTTGGAACACCGGCATCTTCTGCTCTTGTGTCGTATTTTGTGTTTCGTACACTGTCGTTGATTTGCTGCCCACGACTAAATCTCCATTTCAAAGTGTCGATGCGTTTCGACAAAACCGTTTTTCTCTGCGTAGCGACTGAAGCCTACTCGCCCATCCGCCTCAATCGCCGAAAGGCCTGCCGCTCTGCAAACATCTGACAATACTGCCAGCGCCGCTTTCATCCAGACCTTCATGTCAACGCCGCCCATGAACTCGATGAAGAGCGTTTGACGTTGAGGGTGTCGCACGACGCTAGTTGTAAACGCGGCGGCCAACGTGTCCTCGATGTAGACGTGCCATAGCAGGCTGCGCTGCTCAAGCAAATCCGCGACAATGTCCTCAAGCGATACGTTTCTGGCGTATGCCTCAATTGACGGCAATAACATCTTTAGCGATTTCTCTAACGCTACGTCGACGTCTTCCGCAATTGGCTCAACTCTGACGACCTGTCTTTTTTCCAACTTTACAACATTATCGGTCAAACGTGAACCCTACCCATGTAAGCGCGTTAAGTGCAGCGTAGTCGCTGGTGCGGCTGGAGAAAACGCCGTCGCCGCGGATGCGTCTAAGAAGCCAGCGGAGCCGTCCACTGCCCACATGACCTGCAAATAGTCGCCGGCGCTGACGTCAAACTTAGCAGACCGCGAGACGACAACCGTAGCGTCGTTCTGGTGCAGTGAATAAACGATAGTGTTATTAGGCGCGTCGGTGCCGTTTAGCCTTGGCCAGAAATAAAATTTTACCGTGCTAGACGACGTTGACGATATCTGCGCTGAGAACATGACAAGATATTCGCCCGCTTCCTCAAATACAATTTTAGTCGGATCCGTTCCGTCCAGCGTTATGCCTGCGTTGCCCGTCGGCGTGTCATACTGGATAGCGTATGCGGTGTTTATCGCAGCCGCTGTGACATCCGTTGTGCGGTATAGCGATGCGTGGCCGTCTTCTAAAACGATCTGCACAAATGCACCATCCTTCGACACGACGGGGTATTTTTTCTCTCGATCCCATAAGATAATGCCATCTTCAGACGGATTATCGGCGGCAGTTTTAAAACCTAGCTTTGCTAGATTGCTCTGCAAAAATTGCGTAAGCTGCCGGCCCCACTGAGACAGATCAGGGCCAATAGGTGGTAGTATTGGACTAGGCACTACCTACGCCCTCCAGGCGTAACATCCAAACGCATAATCCCAACCTTCCAATCAGCCGGCACCACTCCCTCCACCTTCATTCGGACCTGACGTCCAGTAAGCCGCAGTGACGTTGGATTAGCTGGCGTGAACGGGCCGTGCGACGTTTCTGAGCCGTTGGGGTAAAAACGCGTCTTGAAGGTGACATTAACATCACCCTGGGTGCGCTCATCAGGAATTAGCTTAGTCACTTTGGCAATGTTGTTTCCTCCAACAAGATTTAACGGTCCCGTCTCTGCAAATGTCGCTGCACTGTCAAAATTGTAACCAACTTCGTGGTCGTAAATAACGCTATCTGCATCATGTCCTGCCATGAATGGGTAGCGAAATACGCCGCGCTGAACACCTGCCGTGCGGGATAGCTCACCAATTAACCAGTGATTTTCCTTGTAGTCAAAGGCCACATAGCGATCTATTTCAGTGCTATTAGAAGAACAATAGAACCACCAGATTTCACCATATTGACCGTTTGCAACTGACCAAACTTTAGATTGCTGCGCTACGTTAAAATCGCCAAACACATAATCGTGAACAGCGCATGGTATCTCTGACACAGAGTTCCCGTCAAAGCGGAAAAACCCGCGCTGACCCATCCAAAATACCCCCATATCAACATCTGACGCCGCTTTGCGCGAAATGCCGCCGCATGACGTGCCAACTCGGGAAAATGAATATATGTACGGCGGCCCAGAGTATCGCGCGGAAAACGCGTCTGAGTCTGTGATGATTAGCGTTTGTCCGCGTGTGCGGACGCCCTGCATGATCTGCCCATTCGTTTGCAGTTCCTGTGATCCCGCCTGGTTCGTTGTTGACGGGGTCCACGTCGTGTTGTCCTCAAAATCGCACCATTGAACTTTACGACTATTGCCGCCTGCCCCCAAAGCAAACACAAACCGCTCCTCTGTGACGACTAATCCCAAATTGCCTGTCGGCGCATTAGCGATTGGCGCTGCGTTTTGAGCAACGTCTAGCTGCCACTCTAGCAAGCGTCCATCATCGTAGTGACATGCAACAAGATATTCGCCCCAGTTATCTAGCGACCATGTGGTAGCCTCTTGCGGGACGCTGTTTTCTGTCACCTGAATAGGCTGACCATAAAACCCATATCCGTAGAAGCCGCCGCCATAGCCAGTGTTGGTTGCCGCATCTTCACGGCCTGTGGCTAAGTCTGTTGGCGTAATATCTGTCAGAGTACCGCCACCCGTCATTACGATTAATGCATCGTGCGATCCACCTGACAGCCAAGCATTTCCATCATTAGTTTCCCATGTGTGCATTCCGCGCACAGGGTTTGTACAAAATGATGTTTTACGCTCACGCCAACCGCCAATCGGGCGCAAGCTGTTGTCGCGCCACCGCACTAGCGATCCATCACGCCAACGTCCGGATTGCTCCAAATCAGTGCCGTTGCGATAAAAGCCTGCGGGGATGTCGAGCGGCATTAAGGTCATTTTACATAACCTGACATATCTTCGTTAGTAGGCTCCCACGTTTGAAAGATTTGATTTGCTTCCATTATTTGCGCCCAGTTCACACGCCATTCTGCTATTTTTGATGCTACAGTTGCAGCATCAGCAGCAATAAGATTTTCTCCAGTGCGTATTGACCACACATTATAAAGAGCGTCGTTATTAAGATTATTAACCTGATCATCCGTAAGCGGGTTACCTAGAATATAACCACCATTTCCATCTGGTGTTGCCTCTTTTATCACGCACCAGTTTGTTGGACAGTTATCTAGTTTATTTTTCATTTCTGTAACAGCGGCCTCTGCTGCTGCCTGTGTGTCGTACTGCGCACGACCATAAATCCAATAACTTGGCATTTATGTGCCTCCGTAAATTGTTCCGCTATTGCTTAGTGTGTAACTTACACCACTATCTTCAACTGCTTTACCACCTGCTTTACCGCCGCCTGATCCACTACGCGCGCCGCTATTCACACCGCCGCCATATGCGCCCCAACCGCCGCCGCCTGGCCCCGCTGGCTCCGTTCCACCAGCTGCTGTGCCAGAGTTTCCGCCTGCGTTACCCGCAGAGCCGCCTGCGCCGCCGTATGAGCCTTGAGCAGCACCGCCAGTGCCCGGGAGGATACGACCGCCTCCACCACCAACTGCATATATATATATGTTGTAACTATCGGCACCTGCACCAGACCCACCTGCGCCTCCACCTTGGCCGTTCTGGCCGTAGTTTCCAAATGCACCAACGCCATTGGCCCCCTTAGCGTTTAGAGTGCCACCAGCACCGCCACCATAATTGTAGTACTTAGCAGCGCCTCCTCCTGCACCCCCGCCGCCAGAGTTGCCGCCGTCACTAGCACCCCCGCCACCAGCAATATAAGCGCCTGGCTTATTTACAACAGTTACGCCACTCACCCCACTATTAATTTTAATGGCTGGGCCACCTACTTGTTGTGCTGAGGCCGCAGGGACGCCAGTACCACCTTTGCCAATAATCTTTCCATAGTTGTTAACAGTGCAAGGAATATCAATCGTTAGTGCAGCCACAGTTGTGTCATCAGACCAAACCCAAAAATTAGCAGGGATACCTAACACTCCACCAGACGAAATGAAGTCACTTGCTAACATTTCTTTACGATTGCTAAGGCCATTAATAAGGGCTTCACTTGTAACAGTGATTTCTCCCGATGCGTCATAAAAATTAGACAGCGAAATAGCGCCAGATGTAGGAACGGATGTATTGTTGCTAGTGGTGTAATCACCATCGCGGTAATACTCAGACAAGCTAATTGGGTTTTCACCGCCAAACTCAGTCTGGATGTCGCTAATGTTGATCGCGCCTGATGATTGTATCGCCATTAGATCGTTCCATAAGCTGTAACATCGCCAACGACTGTCAAGTTCCCTGACGCGTCAATTTTCATCTTATTTACACCACCAGTGGCGAAGTAAAGAACGCCTGCGCTTTCAGTTACAGTCCAATCACCAAGATCAACAGTTGTTGCGGCTACCTCTCCAGCATCGCCATAAATTACCGCCTTATTATTAACCACTGTCTCAGCTACTGACCCGTCTAGCAAGCTCAACTCTGCCGCTGTCGCAGTAACGTCAGTGCTATTAATCGTCAGTGTGCTTAGATCAGGCGCAATTGTTCCAGCCGTTCCATTAATAGCGTCAGCAATCGTGTCTAACGCCGTATTGATCTGCGTACCCCAAGTATCCTCTGACCCGCCAACTGTTGGTTTGGTAATGCTAATTGCCATGTTTCAATCCTTTGTTAGCTGCAATATATCAGCTATTTAGTCATTCGTCCACGTCCCGCTTGCATCCGTATCGTCAACCCATGACGATGATGCGCTGCTATCGTCCACCCATGTTTCGCTGACAGATGCATCATCAACCCATATAGAAGATGCTGCTAAATCATTCGCCCAGCTTTCAGGGTTGTCTGGGTCATCTTCCCACTTGATGCGCCCTCCGCTTAACATCTCTGCTAAACTGACAGAACGCATCCCACTCTGCCGCACACGCATAGAACTATTGAGTGTCGCAGAACCTCCCTCTTGGCTAATGCCTGCCGCAAGGACGCGGTTGCCACCATAGAAGTTGGATGACGTGCCTGTGGGTGCGATGCCCGCAAACTGAACGCGATACCCGACTGACAGCGTTGTCGCACTACCCTCTGACAACATGCCCGTGAACTTAACAAGCGTTGAGCCGATGTCCGTTGCGCCTGTACCCGCAGAAGCCATGCCCGCAAACTTAGCGTCACCAACCGCATAGCCTTCTAGCCAATACGCTTCGCCGCCTGCTGCCGTGGGGTCTGGTTCTACATAGTAGGCTGTCATTCCGCATCCTGTATCGTTAGTGTACCAGCTT